TTAATATCATGTTACCCAACGGTGCGTGCTTTTGGAGGTTGCCTATCTCAGCGTTTTTCCAAAAACGTTTTTCTAGAGCCGAAGTGCAAGATATGTCAGTTGACAAGCTTCAACTGTGGAACTGTTTCAGCTATTGGCCTAGTGTCCATTGTTTTGATTTTCTGGCTGGTATAGACGGAAAATTTAGAGGAAAAGATAAAAAATTTTACGAAGGACAATATCTTTTTACTATTGACTGGGCTCATCCAGAGACTAATATATTAAATACGGAGCATTCTGAAATTCCGCAAGAGCACAAGTGTGCACACATAATGGCGTTGGATAACGGTAATTATGCAGCTCAACCAAACAATAGAATAATTTGGCACGTTAATAATTATACAACAGATAATTCATGGCCAGATTATAAAGTTCAAAATACCTATTGGGATGTTGAAGGTAAAGAATGGGTGACAGAAGACACCGATAATATGTTTTATGAGATAGAGGAGAAAAAACATGATTGAAAAATGTAAAAAAATTTGTTGTAAAATCTGGGACATAATTTGTTGGCCTTGGAGAAGATTCGTAAAGTGGTTATTCACAAAGTAATTTATGTCTAATAAACCACTCAATATATCTGAAGAGGCAGCTGTCCAAATGCCTATGAAGACGGTTGCCTCCTTGATCATCATCGTGGCACTTGGCACCATGGGTTACTTTCAGATAATAGAACGTCTAAATGTTGCAGACACTCGTATACAGATAATGGAGAAAGATCTTGAAGAGAACACAGAGTTTAGAATTAAATGGCCACGTGGACAACTAGGATCACTGCCCGCAGATTCTGAGCAATTTATGATGATTGAAGATCTTTATAAGACTACAGACAAACTAAACAAACACATAGAATCTATGGCACTAAACAAAGTCAACATAGAATTTTTAAGAAAACAAATGGATAAAGTTTTAATTGATATTGAAAAATTAAAAGATGCAAACAGGGAGATGAAATACAATGGCAACGGGACGAATCACTAAAAAAGTGTTGGATCACATAGAACAAATAAACAAAGAAAATAAAGCTAGGAGTCTAGCAAAAGAATTAAAAAAGGAAGTAGAAACTGGCAAGCATGGTACACAAAAATATGTTATAAAAAAGGGAGAAAATAAAGGTAAAGTATTATGATAGAGTCTGTGGTAGCCCTACTTATGTTTATAAATGGAGAGATCAAGGAACACCGTATCCAGGATAACATGGCTGCATGTCTTCGCGGCAAGCGACAGGCTGAGAGACAATATAGCGAATCTGTATCTTACAAATGTTATAAAGGTAAAGCAGAAACAGAAATATATTTAGGTGAAAAAAGTATAAAAAAAATAATATTAAATTAATGAATCTTTCACGAAATTTTAGCTTACAAGAGCTTATTAAATCCGATACAGCTATACGTTTAGATATAGATAACAATCCAAACGCAGACCAAATTAAAAAATTAGAAATGTTATGCGAAAGAATTCTTCAGCCAGTACGTGATCACTTTGGTAGAGTTAAAGTGACTAGCGGATACAGATCCCCTGAGTTATGTGCAGCAATAGGTAGTTCTGTAAATTCACAGCATGCTAAAGCCGAGGCCGCAGACTTCGAGGTTTTAGGCGTAGACAACGCTGAAGTTGCTGATTGGATAAATATGAACTGCACGACAGATCAGCTAATTCTGGAGTTCTACACTCCAGGCGAACCTAACAGCGGGTGGATTCATGCATCTTATGTTGAATTTAATCCAAGAGCACAGTATATGAGAGCATATAAAGAAAATGGTAAAACAAAATATAAACCAATAATTGGAAAGGCTGTTGATTTAATATAATGGTTATCGGAAGATCACAAATGACTAAGCAAGTAGAGGGAAAATTACGAGGGTCAAAAGATGAGAAAAAAAAAGAAAAAAAAGTTAAGTTTAAAAAACCCTTTAAAAAGAATCCTCTTAGCAGGACATTTACTGTTTAGGCAAAGAGTGGTACAATCAAAGAAGTTGTACAACAGAAAGAGGCTTAGACACTATGACAAAACTATGTGCTAGAGGCAAAGCGGCCGCTAAAAGAAAATTTAAGGTATATCCCAGTGCATATGCGAACGCATACGCTAGTAAAATATGTGCAGGTAAAATAAAAGATCCATCAGGAGTTAAAAGAAAAGACTGGGGACCTAAAAAAGCGAGTGAAGGTTCAGAGATCAAAATAAAAGAAGTTGCAAAAGGATTGCACAAAGCATCTGCCACACACAAAAAACAAGCAAAGCAACTTGATTCTATTACAGCTTACAATGGCAAATTTATTAAACATGATTCAGCTGATATAAATTTATCAAATCAAAGTTCAGTAAATTATTACGGTGATTTATTAAAATGAGCCAAAGAGGAACTTGTTGGCAAGGTTATGTTCAAAAGGGCATGAAGAGAAAAGGTAACAAGATGGTTCCGAATTGTGTTCCTTCAGGAATGAAAGAAGGAGGACTAAAAAAATGGTTCAATGAAAAATGGGTTGATATAGGTTCTAAAAAACCAGGAGGAGGATATAGAGAATGTGGAAGAAAATCTGCAAGTGGATCAAAAAGAAAATACCCCAAATGCGTGCCTGCTGCAAAAGCCGCCCGAATGACAGAATCAGAAAAGCGTTCTGCTGTTGCGAGAAAAAGAAGTAAAGCTCAAGGTGTAGGTGGTAAACCTACGAATGTAAAGACTTTTGCATCTAAAGGTGCATTTACTAAATTATATTATGGTGGTATGATAGATTATTAAGGAGAAGTTATGGACGAAGCAAAAGATTATAAAAAATATTTAAAAAATTTAAAAAATATAAGAGAAAACATTGTTGGTAAAAAGTTAAACACACCTGAATATAACATAACGACTTATGACCAAAAATCATTCGAAGCAGCAGGAGGAAAAGGGAAAGCTGTATTTAAAGATTATAAAAAACTTGGTATTAAAAATGAAGATGAATATTTTAATTTAAAAAACAAAACTAAATCAATAATAACGAAAGCAGCTAAGAGATCACCTGCTGGAAGAGCTGTGAGTACTATTTTAAAAGGTGGCTCTTACATTAAAGATCTCATAAAGTAACAAATATAGTTAAAAGGAGTAAAAAAATGTATAAAAAAATGGAGAAGAAAAAAGCTGGTGGGATGCCAATGGGTGGAGGAAAGAAAAACTATAAGATGTCTGGTGTTATGGGTGCTAAGACAGGTAAGTTAATTGGTAAACAAAAAAATCTACCTAAACATTTACAAGAAAAAATATTAGCGTAAGGATGAAATGGCTACATCACAATCTACAACTTTTAACATTACCATTGATGAAGCAATTGAAGAGGCTTACGAAAGATGTGGCCTAAGAACTAATTCTGGTCATGATATTAAATCTGCTAGAAGAAGTCTTAACTTATTATTTTCTGAATGGGGCAACAGAGGAATCAATCTTTGGAAAGTAAAATCAAAAACTGAAACTTTGGTTGATGGAACGGTAACTTACAATACACCAAGTGATTGTAATGATGTTTTAGAGGCTGTTGTAACAGTTTCAGGAGGTACGCAACAAAGTTTAGTAAAAATTTCAAGATCTGAATATATTGCGATACCAAATAAAACTGAGAAAGGCACTCCTTCACAATATTATGTCGATAGGCAATTGACACCAACAATATCATTATATCTTGCCCCTGATACGAATGTTGTAACAAATATATTTTATTATTACTTAGCTAGAATTGAAGACGCTGGTGCTTATACTAATACAACGGATATGCCTTTTAGATTTTATCCTTGTATGGTATCTGGATTAGCCTTTTATCTTTCACAGAAATATGCTCCTGAAAGAGTTCAATCTTTAAAATTATATTATGAAGATGAGTTAAAAAGAGCATTAGATGAAGATGGCCAAAGAACTTCAGTTTATTTCACCCCTAATATTTATTTTCCACAAGGATAAAAGATGGCATACGCAAAAGGCAAATTTAGTAGATCAATATCTGATAGATCAGGTCAAGCTTTTCCTTATAGTGAAATGGTTAAAGAATGGAATGGTTCTTTAGTGCACATATCAGAATTTGAATCTAAACACCCACAATTAGATCCTAAAGCACATAAAGCTGATCCTGTAGCCATAAGAAATGCGAGACAATCTAAATCTGCACCAACCACTGTTTTTTTAGATCCACAATATTGGGATGGTCAGTTCACTTCAAATGGTATGCAACCATCTCTTGAACCTCTTGAAGAAAATAAAAAGAGACAGGCAAATACAATTTTAGGTAACGTAACTGTGAGTATTACATAATGGCTATAACTTATACAAAATTTGTTGATCAAGTAAGAAGTTATACTGAAGTAGATGCAAATGTTTTAACACCAACTTTGATTGATCAATTTATTAGAAATACTGAATTAGAAATAGCTGGTAAAGTTGATTATGATGATGTTAGAAAATATGCTACTTCTTCATTTACAGCAAATAAAAGATATTTAATTTTACCAAGTGACTTTTTAGTAATTAGATCATTGCAAGTTTTTGCTGATACTACTTTAACTAGTGCAAGAACTTTTATGGAAAAAAGAGATACAAGTTTTATTTCTGAATTTAATTCTACTGGAGTAACAGGTAAGCCTAAATATTATGCAAATTGGGATGAATCAACGGTTGTTGTAGCACCAACACCAAATATCGCTTACGGAGTTCAATTGAATTATATTATTGATCCTCCTCATTTTGATAGCTCAACAGATACTTTTTTATCTAAATTTCAAGAGGGAATGCTTCTTCATGGAGTTTTAACTGAGTGTTTTGCATATCTTAAAGGACCTCAAGATATGTACAATTTGTATAAATCAAAGTATAATGAAGAAATACAAGCGTTTGCTCTACAACAAATGGGTAGAAGAAGACGTGCAGAATTTGATGATGGTGTACCACGTGTAAACGTGCCGTCACCTTCACCATAAAATTTTAAAGGAGAAAAAATATGGCAATAACACAAGCAGTTTGTAACTCATTCAAAAAAGATCTTTTGGATGGGGTGCACGATTTTGATAATGGTGGCGATGTATTTAAATTAGCAATGTACACATCTCAAGCTACTATTAATGCAGCAACAACTTCGTTTACCACAGGTAATGAAGTTTCAAGTTCAGGATATACGTCAGGCGGTAAACAACTTCAATCACAACTAACTTCTGTAGCATCAGGGGTTGCAATAGTTGACTTTGCAGATTTATCATTTACAGGAGTTACACTGACAGCAAGAGGTGCATTAATTTATAATAGTACGGATTCAAAAAAAGCAGTTTGTGCTTTAGATTTTGGAAGTGATAAGACAGCTACATCTGGCACGTTTACTATTCAATTTCCTGCATTTACAACATCGGCTGCTATTTTAAGAATTAGTTAAGGATTTAAATGGCATTTATTCTAAATGATAGGGTCAAGGAGACCAGTATCACTACTGGTACAGGTACTTTAAATCTTGCTGGAGCAGTACAGGATTTTGAAACTTTTGTAGCTGGAATTGGCACAACAAACGAAACTTACTATTGTATTGTTCACCCAGGAACAGGTGAATTTGAAGTAGGAAGAGGGACTGTAACGGATGCAACTCCAGATACTTTGTCTAGAGCACAAGTTTTTTCATCTTCTAATTCAGATAACCCTGTTGATTTTTCCGCAGGAACTAAAGATGTATTTTGTACATTACCTGCTTCAAAAGCAGTTGTTGAGGATGAAAATAATGATGTAACTTTACCTGCAGATCTAACTGTAGGAGCTAACATAGATGTATCTTCAGGGACCATAAAACTTGATGGTAATTATCCAACTGGAACTAATAACGTTGCATTGGGAAACACAGCATTAGATTCTATTGGAAATGGAGGTGCAGGTCACAATGTTGCAATTGGTCATGCAGCTTTAACTGCCGATGATACTGGTACTGGTAACGTGGGAATAGGTGCTTTTGCTTTAACAGCCACTGTTACTGGTAATTATAATACGGCTATTGGCCAAGAAGCATTAAAAGCAAATACAAGTACTGAAAATAACGCAATTGGTTATCAGTCAATGTTAACAAGTTATTCAGGTGAGAAAAATGTAGCTTTAGGTTTTTGGACTTTAAAAAATTTAGGTAATAATGATAAAAACGTTGCTATAGGTCATAAGGCAGGATTAGATTTGACTGGGGGTGACAATAACATAATAGTAGGACATAACGCTCAAGCAGCATCCGCAACAACTTCAAATCAAATAACTTTAGGTGACGCTAATATTAATTCTTTAAGAATTCCAGGTCTACAATCTGGTGCATCAAGTGGAGATGTGCTAACATTTGATGGCACAGATATTGGTCTTGCAACACCTACAACAGGTGCAACTGAGGCATTTGCAATTAAAATGGCATTAGCATTATAGGAGAATTATGGCACAAGATTTTGAACGAGATATACAAAGAAACGTAGGTACAAGTTCCGTAGTTTTACGAACAGCTGATTCTGATGATGCGGTTATTTCTGTTAGATGCGCTAATGTAATTACTTCTACAATCAATGTGGATGTATTTATTTTAAACGGAGGAAATGAACATAGACTAATCAAAGGAGCGCCGATAGTTCCAGGCGGATCGCTTGAGCTCATTGATGGGGGTAGTAAAATAGTTCTTCAAAGTGGAGATCAACTTAAAGCTCGTAGTGATACGGCATCAAGTTTAGATATAATATCTTCCTTTGTCGATGCAATAAGTACGTAAGGAGATTCATGGCCTAT